CATCAAAGGCGACACATCAAGTCGTCCTGTAATTGTACAGGTACCATGTGTTGAGATGTGGGGCGATACTTGTCCAATTCTTTCTGAAGTACGTGGTTGGTTTAAAGACAAATCACTAGAAGATATGGGTCGTAAGTATTGGAAGAAACGTTCATACATCTTCCAAGGCTTTGTAACAAAAGATCCGCTTAATGAAGAAAACACTCCAGAGAATCCAATTCGTAGATTCATTATTGGTCCACAGATTTTCCAGACTATTAAGTCTGCGTTAATGGATCCAGAACTTAATGAACTTCCAACTGACTTTGAACACGGTGTAGATTTCCGTATTGCTAAAACAAGCAAAGGCGGATATGCTGACTATTCAACATCTAAGTGGAGCAGAAACGAGCGTCCACTAAGCGATGAAGAGAAATCGGCAATCGACGCACACGGCTTGTTTAACTTGTCTGACTTTTTACCTAAGAAGCCAGGTGAAGTTGAACTTAAAGTGATGAAGGAAATGTTTGAAGCGTCAGTAGACGGTGAAGCATACGATATGGATAAATTTGGACAATACTTTCGTCCAGCAGGTATGAGTCAAGCAACTGGTGATCCAGTAGCAAATGCTACTCCGGCACCACAACCTGTTGCTGAGTCTGCTCCGGCACCAACTGCTGAGCCAACTCCAACACCTGCGCCAGAAGCGGCTCCTGCTCCAGAAGCAAACAGCAGAGCACAAGACATTTTGGCACAAATCCGTTCACGTCAAAACGGCTAAAAAAGTTTAGTGGAAGTTCCGGCAAAAAACCTCCATCCGGTATCCAGCGAGGTCTTCCACTTACACAACTAAGGAGTAAACATGGCAAAAGCATTTGACATTTCTAAATTTAGAAAAGACATTACAAAGTCTATTAACGGACTTGGTATTGGCTTTAATGATCCTACTGATTGGGTAAGCACAGGTAACTATGCTCTTAACTATTTGATCAGTGGTGATTTCCACAAAGGCGTACCACTAGGAAAAGTTACTGTATTCGCAGGAGAATCAGGTAGTGGTAAATCCTATTTCTGTTCAGCAAATATTGTTAAAGCCGCACAAGAGCAAGGCATTTTTGTAGTTCTTATTGACTCAGAGAACGCACTTGACGAAGCATGGTTACAAGCACTAGATGTTGATACAAGTGAAGAAAAACTTATGAAACTTAATATGAGCATGATTGACGATGTAGCAAAAACTGTATCGTTGTTCATGAAAGATTACAAAGAAATGGCCGAAGAAGATCGACCTAAAGTACTTTTTGTAGTTGACTCGTTAGGTATGTTACTAACACCAACAGATGTTGATCAGTTCGACAAAGGCGATTTAAAAGGTGATATGGGTCGTAAGCCTAAAGCACTAACAGCACTTGTACGTAACTCAGTTAATATGTTTGGTAGTCATAACGTAGGCTTAGTAGCAACTAATCACACATACGCTTCGCAAGATATGTTTGATCCAGATGATAAAATTTCAGGTGGTCAAGGATTTATCTACGCAAGTAGTATTGTTGTTGCTATGCGTAAATTGAAACTAAAAGAAGATGAAGATGGTAATAAAGTAACAGATGTACGTGGTATTAGAGCCGCTTGTAAGGTTATGAAAACACGTTACGCTAAACCGTTTGAATCAGTACAGGTTAAGATTCCATATGAAACTGGAATGGATCCATACAGTGGTCTTGTTGATTTATTTGAAGCAAAAGGTATCCTTAATAAAGAAGGCAACCGACTTAAATACGTTGACCTTAACGGAGAAGTACATCTGGATTATCGTAAGCAATGGACAGGTGAGAAACTTGATATGATCATGAAGGACATTGCCAATAAACCAGACATCGCTGAACCAGTTGAGGTAATTACAGAAGAAGTAGAAGAACCTCAAACGGAGACAAGCGAATAATGAACACGGAATTCTTAGCCGACCTTTGGAGCACAATAGTTGATTATGTTCCAGAAAATAAAAGAAAAGACCTTGCTTATAATTACGTCAATCTCTTAACAGATTTTGATGTACCGGAAAGCACCATCGAAGGAATGATGGGTATTGATAGTCACTTAGATAATGCGATCGAATATGCGGTCGACCAATCTGAAGATAGTGAGTATGACGACACCGGAGACTACGACGAAAACGATGACGTATGGGATGACGAGGACTAAATGAGTAATTGGTATGACAAAGTTTCAAAAGATATCAGCAACATACCAGATGCTATTACACACTTTGAAAATGAATTAATTTCAGCTAAACAAGAAGTGCGTATTAGTGGTATTGTTGAACAAGCATCAGCAAAGATGCCTGGTATTGTTGAACATCGTTTTAACCAATTACAAGAAATAGAAGCAATTCTAGAGTACCTTAACATCGAACTACGTAGGTTAAGAAGTCAGCATTTTAGAAAATATTTGGAGAGCTATCAGCGAGCTTTAAGCAGTAGAGATTGTGAAAAGTTCGTTGATGGTGAATCCGATGTTATTGATTTCGAAAAAATTATTAACGAGTTTGCCTTACTGCGCAACAAGTGGTTGGGAATTATTAAAGGACTTGACATTAAACAGTGGCAAGTTAGTAATATTATTAAATTGCGTGTTGCGGGTATGGAAGAT